GGTGTGCGCCCCTGAGACTGTGCCATCATCTGCTGGGTCACTTGCTGGAAGGACATCTGCTGTCCGCCCTGCGGGTTGTTGACACCCTGCGGGGTGGTCTGCTGGGTCTGCTGTTGTCCGCCAGCGGCGGCGAGACCCAAGGACTGACGGATTTCATTGCTCCGGGTGATGGCACTCTTGATAGAAGCGTCAATGGCCTCCTTGGTGTCGCCCATGACCAACTCTTGCACTAAAATCTCGGGGTGCGCGGCAAGCTGTTCCGCCCGGTAGGACTTGACCTCGAACTCTTTCTCAAGCTCGGCGCGGATTTCCTTCTCCACGTCTTCACGGGACGCGGTGTTCTTCTTGAGGTCAGCCAGCTCCTTTTCGGCTTTGGCGCGGGCTTTCTTCTCGGTGTCCAGCTCGGCGCGGAGGGTGGTGACGGTCTCACTGTCACCCTTACTCGCGGTGGTCAGCTTGTCCTCGGCGGCTTTCTTGGCCTCTTCGAGACCCGCGATTTTCAGCAGGTCATCGTTGTGCTGGGCGGTCAAGGTAGCGACCTGACCTTTCAGCTTCTCGATAGTGCCGTACTGCTTCTTCTTCTCTTCGTTTCTCGCCTTGGCAATCAGGTCTTCGTAGTTGACCACCGGGTCGGAGGACTGTGTGGGGTCTCCCCCACTACCACCCTTATCACCCTCGGAACCCGCAGGTGTGCCACTCGGCTCTTCTGCGTAGACGGGGAAGAAAAGAGAACCAATGATGGTCTTGATGACTTCCCGGCTCTTTGCTTCGATACTGCCACGATTCTTGCTCATGTGAATACCTCCATATCATTGATGTGTTTATACTAACACACCACCAAAGAACTTTCAACCCATTTAGAAAAATTTTTCGGGGCGTGTTAATAGCTTATTGTGGCTGTGCTCCACCATTTTGACCTGTGGTCTCAATCCTCATTTGCTCTTGAGGTGTCTGACCATTGAGCATACCACCAGCATTGGTGTTCATCCGATTCTGCATAATCATCTGTTGGAGTGCCGGATTAAACAGCTCAGGGAACTGATGACGCTCCTTGTCAATCTCAGCAAGACGTTTAGTGATGTTGTCCTTACCCAGACGCTCCATAGCACCGTGACGGCACTCAAGACCGAGCAACATTTCCTGCTGGATTTTCTGCAACTCAATCAGTTCGTCCTTCGGCAAGGTGTCCGGGAGGTCAACGGTGTTGGTCACAAAGTCCTTCATGGTGATGTCATCGGGCTTCTGGATAAGACCATGATGGAGGGCAACGAACAGCACCATCTTGTTCACATGAACAAGACCAGCACTGGTCAACGCTCTCTTGACCGTGGTGCGCTCAATCAGAGGGAGGTTCATATACTGCAAGGCCACGCCCGAGGTGTTAGAAATAGCGGCGGCACCACCAAGAACGGTCTCGGGGATTCCCGCAATCTCACACATGGAAGTTTTAACGTCCTTGATATACATAGAGGACGCGGCTAAATCACCTTGGAGCGCAAGGTTCTCCACTTTAGAGTCTTTCGGAAGACCACCCCACACTTTGTTTGCGCCCTTCTCAAGATTGCCGATTTTGGCACCATAGACAAGGGTGATTGGTGCGGAGTGGTAGTCGATAATCTCCGACACGTCAGACTTCTTGGTGTTCAGCTCCACATTCAGCGGAATGATGTTGTCAATGTCACTGGCACCTCTTGTGCGTCCCGCCACGGGAAAATTCTTGATTTGCACAAAGGGAATGAAGCCATAGGGATTGGTCATACGGTCAGTCTCACGGTCTCCCTCATACACAACAATCTCGTCCCGTGTCCACACCTCCTTGTAGAGGACAGTGCTTTCACTTAAACGGCGACGAAGGAACCCTGTGTACCCGGTGACGTGGATGGGGTACATGATAAGCAGACTGTCCATAAGGGTGCGGTCATGGTCGTTGAACCGGGGGAAGACGTACTGTGTGGGGACAACAGACAGACGCACCTTCCCCATCGGGTACTCTTGGAAGGGGTCAAGACCTGCAAGCTCTTCTTTGGACTGGTAGTGGACTTTCACCCATGCCTCCCCGGTGATACTCTTGGTCTGTCCCAGCTCAACTAAAAGCTGGTCGCGGTTGTTGTACTCCCACACCTGATTCAAGAACTCTTGGATAGTCCTCTCGCGGATGATGGTCTTCTCCTTAGGCTCTGTGACTTCTTCACTCTCAATGACACCGTCGCCATCTTCATCAAGGGTGACTTCCTTGATAGGGTCATTGATGGTGACAGGTGTCTTGTCCAGCTCGGTGGGTGTCTGGATAGTGAAGCCCTTCCCCAGCTCAAAGGCAACAAACTTGTTGATGAACGCCTGACAGTAGTTAAACGTCACTTGGGGCGTGTCAAGGTCATCAATGCCCTCCCAATGGTAGCCCTCATAGAAGTTCCATGCTTCCCGGACTTCCCGCAGGAAGACACTCTCAGCATTGGTCAGATTGCCGCCACTGATAAGCTCACCGATGTTGAGGGTGTCTTCAACACCATCACTGTATCTGTGCTTGAATGTGTTCACTGTGTTACCTCCTTCTCCTTGCGGTTATTCTGTTGCGCCGCCTCATAGGTGAGTTTTGCTGTTGACGGACACCCATCAGGACGCGGCGGCTTTGGGTCTCGGTGTTATCAACCTGTCCGGAGTCTTTAGTTCCCCACACAGCTAACGCCCAGCTATCGGGGTAGTCATCGTGTGCGCCACGTTCTGCGGGGTGAGACACCACCATGAAACTACCACTGTACCACTTCTGCAAATCTGCCACCTGCTGTGTGAACTTCTTAAACTCGGGTGTCTCCTTGGTGGCGGGGGACATGGGGTATCGTGCGCGGCCCGTGTTGATTTCGGCGGACAGGTGCTTGTATATGTCAGACTTGCTCCTACTGCTGAACGTGAACAGAACACACTCGAACTTGACGTTGGCCTGTATTCTCTGACCTAAACTGGCTTCTCTTGTCGCATCAATCACTGCCCGACTGATACGGAAACGGGTCAGGTACTCCATGATGATTTGATACTGTTCCTCATAGTTCTCGGCAATCTCGGGTTTAATCTCAAGCCAGTCCTTAATGTAGGTGTTGTAGGCGAGATATACAATGTCCTGCTGGGTCTCTTCGTCACGGGTGGTCTCCATGATGACAGGGTTGTCCCAATCAACCTCAACGATGGTCACGACAGTGCTGTCCGCTTCATCACGATTCTTGGAGCTACCACCACCAACGTCTATCCCGGCAACGTGATTTGCAACATGGTCATTTGGCACCCGGTCAAGGTACACATCACCACAGGTCTTCTCAAGCACCTCGATGTCAACGAACATACCACGCGAGATTATCCACTCAAGATTATAGGACATTCTAAACTCATCACTGTTCTCACCGAGGGACTTTTTCTCCCTCTCAATGTACTTGGCATACTTGGGATTATACTTCATGACCACCTTGTAATTGTACTCAAAGTGGTTTCTCAGACGGACTTTGCGCTCCTTGATGTCCTTCTTGTTGCGCTCGATGGTCTCATAGAAGTCACCCTTGAAGGTGGTGGGTGTCCCAATCTTACAGATAGTGGCGTTATATGCGGCACCCATCGGGTGAATGGACTTCCTGATTTTGAAGTTGGAGATGTCCTGACACTCTTCGCAAATGATGAACTTAAAGCTCTCGCCCTCAATGTTGGAGCTGTCACTTGCCGAGATAGCGGTGCAGAATGACCCATTGGACAGGGCAACAGTCTGTCCGTTGGAAGTGGTGAACGACAACCTAAAGTCTGGGTCTTCAAGCACCGCGATTGCCTCTTTACACTGCAAGCGGCTCTTCATACGGTTATAGGTGATGGTGGCCTGTCTCAATCCGGGGGCGAAGATACCAACCCAAAGACCGTCCTTGAACATTGCAAACCGAGGGTCATTTAGGAACATAGGCATATTCGCCAACTGTGGGAGAATAATCATTAGACCACCAACAGTGATGGACACTGTTTCGGTCTTACCACTTTGACGGCTAAAGAGGGCGGTCAATTCTGCGCCGTCATTCTCAAGAACTGACCTGATTATTCGCTTGGAGAACTGTCCTTGATATGGGTACATGACACGCCCCGAGTATGCCTCACAGAAATTATAGATTCTGTTGACCAACT